GGTACTCTCTATCAATTCTATGAATTAAAACAAGCTATAGATCAAGTTAGTAATTCCATAAAGGATTTAAGTGAGAATTTTGGCAAAGAGTTACCGATTACAAAAGAGCAGGAAAAACTTTATCAATATAAAGAGTATGCTGACTCTGTAGATGCTGAATTAAAAAAACTAAGACAAATAGAAACGCAAGTAAGAAATAGTAATATGAGTCAAGATCAAAAAAGAGATGAAATAAGATACATTAATATACAAAGGAACTCATTAACTTATCTACTCCCAGAAATAAGGAAAGAAATATATGGATGATGAACTTTTAAATGGGAAACTTCATGCTCAACTAAGGTTGCATGAGGGTGTAGAAAAGAAAGTATATCTTGATACTGAAGGGATCGAGACCATAGGAGTTGGTCGCAACCTTAAAGAGAGAGGGTTGTCTGAGGAAGAAATTGATTACCTTCTGAACAGTGATATCCGTATATGTATCAAGGAGTTACATGAAAACTTTGATTGGTTTAAAGACTTAGACATCATAAGGCAAAGGGTCTTGATTGATATGATGTTTAATTTAGGGATGCCAAGACTCAAAGGATTTGTTAATATGTTGTCTGCCCTTGAAAAAGGAAACTGGTTAGACGCAACTGATGAGATGTTAAATAGTAAATGGGCAAAACAAGTCGGTTCAAGATCTTCTCGATTAGCTGAGATGATGGAAACTGGCGAAGATTATATAGGATAAATATTATGGGAAGTGGTGGCAATTCATTATTTTTTGGTGAGACTGGTTTTAAAGGATCAATCCCTCCTTATCAAAGGGGAGGCTATCCTAACAATACATCAGGATATTATGGTCCGAACCCTATGGGTGGCTTTCCTATGGCTAACTCTAATCTTGGTTATCCTTATTCTGGAGGAATAGGATCTTTCGGTAATCCTTACAATCAACCGCCTCCTCCTCCTCCTACGCCATATCAAAATCCATACCAAGCAGGATATGGGTATAGTCCTCCTAGATATTTTGGATCACGACAGTTTATGCCAAGCTTTAATCAACAACCCCCTAGACCAACAGCACAAACCCTTGATGATATAACAAAAGAATATACCCAAAACTTTAATGATTACATTGGAGGAGGTGGGGATGAGCAACAGTTTGTAGAAGGTCCTCAGTTTCGATCCTTTGAAAATAGATTAATTAATACTATAGGAGGTTTGACAGATAGGGATAGACTGAACACAGATTTAGAGGCACAAAGAAAAAGGTCAACTGAAGGATCTCTTTACTCTCCGTCTGCTGGAAGAATTACACAAGCTATAGAAAGAAGATTAAATCAACTCGGTCCTGAAACTCCTGAAGAAAATAGTTTTAATGAGCCTCCTTCTTTTTACCGAGCCTTGCCTCCGTCTTACATTATGGGTATCGGTGGTTTCCCAATGGGTGTTGGGTCATCTATATTCTCAAGAATACCTTCTTACTATGGGATGCCTCGCAGTTTACCTTATCAAAGATACGGTACAACGCCAGGTGGATATGATTTCATAGGGGGTGTACCAGCAGATCAAGTTACATATCAACCTATAGAACCTACCCCACAGGAGTCTGACCCAGAACCCACAGGAACTACTCCTGATGGATCAGTTACAAACGACATGACTAATTTCTTTAGTAACTTAGGGGGTACAGGAGAAGGAATTGTAGAACGAGATGGTGAATATTATTTCCAATACCCAGGCGATTCTGATTTACAAGGTGGTGTGGGTGAAGTGAAGATACCAATGACACCAGAACTAAAAGAATATCTTGTAGGTATAGGTGCTTTAGCACCAGATGGAACGCAGGAAACAACCCAAACTACAGAAAATAATACTGAAGCTGCAGCTACAGACGCAGCCACAGCTGCACCAGAAACCCAAACAACTGACACTGCACCTGAAGAAACTGCTCCACGATCTTATGATGTTCAACAAACATTTGATTTATCAGGTAAAGATAGATCAGGTATTAACGAAGAGTATTCCAATCAATATCGTCAAGCTATAGATGCTGGCTTCTCTGAAGCTGAGTGGGTACAGTCACCTGCATTTAGGAGTTTTGAAGAAGCAATCGTTAATAATTATAAACAAACAAATGATCCTGCTGTCATGAGAGCAGAAGCTGAAAGACAAAGAGCAAGGACAGGTACTTACGCAGACTCAGGTGGGAGAATAGCAAACGAATTAGAGCAAGCCGCTTCAATGATTGATTATCAGAACGCTATACAAGGAGCAGTCTAGTGCCATTAAAAAAAGGTAAGTCACAGAAAACGGTTAGTAAGAATATAAAGAAACTCAAGAAAGAAGGTTATAAACAAAACCAAGCTATTGCTATTGCATTAACTAGTGCAAAGAAAAATAGAGGGAGAAGTAGATCATGAGTTGGTTAGAAAATATAAAAACTTTTTTGTTTGGTGAGCCTACGGGTGAAAGATCCAGAGATGATAAAGGTCGTTTTGTTCCTGACGATCCCAATACTCCTCATATAAATGAGGCTTATGAGGATGGTAGAACACCAGTGAGCAAGAACTAATGAATGAAGATCCTAAGTTTGATGTAACGAAACATCAATCAAACAGACGTTATATGTGTTGGTTCTTAATTACTTTGATGGGGCTGACAACTGTTATGACTTTGTTTCAACTTGAGAGAATGGCTGAAGCGGAGTCTATTATTATGTCTCAGTATCTTGCTATGAGTGGCTGTGTTGGTGGGTACTTTGCTCTATCGAATAGGAAATCATTATGAAAGCTAAAAAGACAAGTACAGTTAATAAAGCAGGTAATTATACTAAACCTACTATGCGTAAACGATTGTTTAATAAGATTAAAGCAGGATCTAAGGGCGGTAAAGCAGGGCAATGGTCTGCTCGTAAGGCACAACTCCTAGCATCACAGTATAAAAAAGCAGGGGGTGGTTATCGTGGCTAAGGCTAAGTCGCAAAAGAGTTTAAGTAAATGGTCAAAGCAGAAATGGAGAACGAAGTCAGGTAAACCTTCTGCTAAAACAGGGGAAAGATATCTTCCTGAAAGTGCTATTAAGTCTTTGTCTGCTAAAGAGTATGCCTCTACAACACGCAAGAAAAGAGCCGATACTAAAAAGGGAAAGCAGTTTAGCAAGCAACCAAAGAGTATTGCAAAGAAAGTACGGAGACATAGAAAGTCATGAGTTTAACAGATGCAGAAAAGAATAGGTTAAAGAAAGTAGGTCTCACGAGATTGAACGCACCTAAACGTACACCATCTCATGCTTCAAAGAAGGGTGTTGTTGCAATTCGTGATGGAGGAAAGGTTAGGGTTATAAGGTTTGGTGATCAGAAGATGGGTCATAACTACAGCCCTGAAGCTCGTAAGTCTTTCAAGGCAAGACACGGTAAGAATATTAAGAAGGGTAAGACGAGTGCCGCATACTGGGCAAACAAATTATTTTGGGCAGGTAAAAGTGGCAGTAAAAAAACTCCTCCTAAGTCACAGAAGCAAAGGTTTGGATAGTGCATATAGATAGTTATGCTCAGTATATACAACGAGCAACCAACGCTAAGTTAGATTTAACAGGAACAGGAGCAACTGTCCTGTATACATCACCAACAACAGTAGCTTTTTCTGTCGTTAATTCTATCCTTGTATCAGAGGATACAGGTAATGCAGATACAATAACACTTACTCTGACGAATGGATCAGATGTGTTTAGTTTATTTAAAGTTGCGGCTGTTGGTGCGAATGGAACAGTAGAGTTATTAAGTAGAAATTTAACTCTGCAACCAACTGAAATTTTAAAAGCAACAGCGGCAACAGGTAACAGACTTCATGTGGTAGCTAGTGTTCAGGAGTTTGTCCGTTCTGTTTCTGGAAGGGTGTAATGACAATGCAACCATTTGTATATAATTGTACACTTGTAAAAGTAGTTGATGGAGATACGATAGATGTTGATATTGATCTAGGCTTTGGGGTATGTCTCAAGAAGCAACGCATCAGGCTAGAGAAGATCAATGCACCTGAGAGTCGGACTCGAAATCTTGAGGAAAAGAAACTAGGTTTATTAGCTAAAGCCAGATTGACGGCACTCCTTCAAACAGATTTTACAATGAAAACTTCTCTCGATAAGAGAGGTAAATACGGTAGGATATTAGGTACACCTTTCACGGGTGATGGTGATAACGTATGTCAAAAGCTAGTCGAAGAAGGTCATGCCAGATGGTATGATGGTGGCAAGAGGGAGAAGTGGGTATGATATTTAGTGGAATCATAAGTGCTGTTGGTGGTGTTGCCACAGCTTGGATGAATAACAAAGTCGAAGAAACCAAAGCTAAAGGTGAGCTAAAGGTTGCTGTTGAGAAACGTAAAACTAAGATGGCAACTGGAGAAATCGACTGGGATCAGACAATGGCAGAAGCCTCAAAAGATTCTTGGAAAGACGAATGGTTGGTTCTTTTATTTTCAGTGCCTCTCATTCTTGCTTTCTGTGGAGATTGGGGCAGGGCGATTGTTCAGTCTGGGTTTGAAGCTTTAGATACTGCACCTGAATGGTATCGCTACACGCTGGGTATAATCGTGAGTGCCAGCTTTGGGTTTCGTGGTGCAGCTAAGTTCTTCAAGAAGAAGTGATGGCAGATAAGCCACATGAGTTTAGTGCTTAAATAAAGGGGAGTAGTTACTATGAGTTTAAGTTTAGCAGAAAAGCTGGAACAAGAGTATGATCTTGACGATGATATAATTCTTTTAGCAGATGGTTTTGAGGATGCTTTTATTGGAATAGGCAAACAGTTTGTCACTCTTTATGCTGTATACGACAGACAAAAGTGCATAGATATCTTAATGCAAAGAGATGGTATGAATCATGAAGAGGCAGAAGAATACTTTGAATACAATGTTCAGGGTGCGTGGATGGGTAATAAGACCCCTTTATTTTTAACTAGGAGTTTGTAATGGGTAGAAAAAAGAAAGAGAAGATTATTGAGGGTGTTGTCTTAGAAGATAAAAGCATCCTTCAAGAATATGTTTTAGACAAGACTGACTTTGATGAGTCAGCTATGGAAGCCATAGATAATGTTGAGAAGTTTCTGCGTGAAAAGCAAGGGAACCTAACCTTTGTTTGGGAAAAGTTTAGATATGCTTCCATTGCACTGCTAGGTTTAGGCGGTGTTGTTGGAATAATTATTGGCTATGTAATATCTAAGGCAGTTTAATATCAGAAAAAAGAGGAGCATCTCCCTTTAGTCTGTCACCTGCTATATCAATATAGTCGGGATTAAGTTCTATTAATACTGCATTTCTTTTGTGCCTGTCAGCAACAAGCCCTGTTGTTCCGCTACCTCCGAAGGGATCTAATACTGTGCCTCCCTCTGGACATCCTGCGAGAATACAGGGTTCTATAAGTTCTGTAGGAAAGACTGCGAAGTGTGCTTCCTTATAGGGCTTAGGGTTTACAGTCCATACTGATCTTTTGTTTCTTTCGTCAAACAACATCTTTCTTTTTCTTGTTAACCCACTAAACTGATTGTCAATATCTTTAGTGTTATTCATGTTGATTGGTTTGTTCCCTCCCCATCTTTCTCCTTTTGCTTTTTCTTTTATAGCTTCATAGTCATAGTAATAATTGGGTTGTTTCGAGAGAAGAAAAATATACTCATGCGATTTAGTACACCTGTCCTTTACACTCTCAGGCATAGGGTTCGGCTTGTGCCAGATAATATCTTGTCGTAAGTACCAACCATCAGCTTGTAAGGCGAGAGCGACTCGCCAGGGTATACCAATTAAATCTTTGTTCTTTAGCCCTGATTGTTTTAATGTTTTTGGATCTCTGGACACAGACAGTCCTTCATCTATTTCATTTGCCTGTGCTGATTGTGTGCCTTTGGATAAAGTTTGGGGTGTACTTTTAGAGTCTTTGAAGTTGGAGTATGTATCTCCAAGATTCAACCATACTGTTCCGTCATCACTCAAGACTCTCCTGACTTCACGAAAGACCTCAACCATTTGCTGAACATATTCATCAGGGGTTGATTCTAATCCTATCTGTTTATCTTTGCGTGTTGCACCACACTTGTTGCAGGTTGTTTTATATATTGCATCACCTACCACATTACCCTGATCAAACATTCCTCTATGACCTGTGCTTGTATCTTTAGATATCTTAGTCATTCTTTGATGGGTGCAGTTAGGATCACCACCTTCCCAAGTTCCTGTCTGATAATCTCTTAGACCGTAGTACGGAGGAGAAGTGATGCAAGTGTTTATTGATTTTTCATCAAGAGTTTTAAGGACATCCCTGCAATCACCTTTCTTTATATCAATCATTCTACTGATACTCGATATAAGGAAAGTTCTTTTTGAGGTATCTGACCATTTGTAAATCCTAAAACAAAACAAGCTTCGTGTATAAGGAATCCATCAGGCTCATAATCTGATCCTTTTATTATTTCAACATCTACCTCAACATCTATTAATTCTTTAATTTCTTTTTCTGCACGATGTAGAATTTCATCAAGTTGAATTGTAACAGAGACATGAGTTTCACCATCCCACGACAGACCATCTTTAACATAATCTTCATATTCTTTTTCAACCTTATTGCGAAGGCAAACAGTCTCTGCTCTGTTCCATTTTTCTTCTGTGTATTCTTCCACTATATTAATTGCTTCCTCTAAATTATGAGAAGCAACTAAGTAATCATTTCCATATACAGACATATTATCCCCTTAAAAAAAGGTGATTGCTTTAACAACCACCTTTTAGTTTTAGTCATTATCCAAAGACTCTTTCATTTCATCAGCAATAAATTGTCTAAATTCTTTGCCATCAATTTGAACATTACCTTTGATAAGTTTATTCTTAGAGATCCAATCATGAGCATCATTAACTGCTTGAGAGTAGTATCGATTATTAATATAATCTTTAACTGACTTTCTAACTAAGAAAGCAACTGATCTTTCTTCTCTCGTGGCTCTGTCTAATAGTTCTTGATAATCATCAGGATCAACTAACACAGTAACCGATCTCATATCTTTGTTGAGGTTCGGTGTTCCTTTTAATCTAACCATACTCCCCTCCTAAAATGGAATCTCATCATCTATAACATCTGATGATGAGTTGTTTGTAGGAGTTTGTTGATCTTTTCTTTCATAGAATTTGTACTCTCCTATTGAAAGATTAAAGTAATCATTACCATTCTTATCTTGGTTTTTGTAAAGACCTACGTTCATATAGTTTGGTTCTTCTCTGTCATTGTCCTTAGCAAAAGCAACTAACTGCTTGAGAAGATCAACAGAAACCCATATGTTCCCACGATAATCAGGATGCTTCTCACTTGTTTTATATTTATTAGCAAATATCCTACCACTATTAGGCTTACCCCATATGGTTTGACCATTCTTATCTTTGGGTCTCTCTTTGAAATCATTCATTACCATTATCTCCTTTTGGTTTATGATTTGATGCAATGTTTTCTTCTTTGATTTCTTCTTTACGTTTAGCAAATATACTAACGATTGCATCATAAGTTAGTCTATTAGTAGACTTCCTTTCGTTAATTGCTTTGCTATTAGTTTTCCACCAATCCATTAATGCTTTCTCTGTTTTGCATTGCTCAACAAACGTAGCAAAAACTTCAATCAAAAGAACATCTTCTTGTGGTGCTTCAGCTTTGTTGTTGACTGCATTGTCAACCTCAAAGGAAGAAGCATACTCACCACCTGATAATCCTATACAGGACAAGGCTCTTCCTATTGATGATGTGATACAGTTCTCAAGGGCTGATGTTTTGTTGACCATCCCCTGACCACGATACTCCTCAGCAAAGTCATTACCGACACACTTATCACCTATATATATTTTTGTGCCGACAACAACCTTCTCGTCAGTAAGTTCTATGATCTCATTCTCAATACGACCTTCTATGCCTACTGCTTTCCAGAAGTATTCATTCCTTCTAGCAACCTGTGCATATAACTTCCCCTTGATATTTGTCTTTGCCTCATCAGGCATAGCTTCCACGAGTTGTATACCTCTTTTGATAGGATCTTTATCAAGGGCAACCTCTTCTTCTTTCTCATTTTTCTTTGTCATATTTACTCCAATACTTGTTGACAAACTTTAGATACATCACAGTACCTATCGCACCTCATGTAACGGACAGGTCGTGATTCAATGTAAGCATCAGGAATTGTTAGAGAAAATTCCTTTGCTTCTTCTTCTGTGCCAAATAATTTGACAGCAGATTTTCTTTTGGGTTTCATGACAGCAAACTTTCCACCACTTGACCACCGTTCCTCATCAGTACAACGAGGAAGTTCTTTTGTTTCTTTGTATTTTTCAATGGCTTCTTGAAAGGCACTGACTTTATTATGTAGGAAATCTCTCTGTTCTTCTTCAGACCATACAGGGATTTGTATATCTACAACCCAAGACTCAGGGTAATCTGGCTTACCAACATTATTATAGTTCCAATCTCTAACGATTGCAGTAACAAAAAGATTATCAATCTTATCTATTTGTTCTAAAGAATGACCTGATGCAGTGAGACCACGTTGAGCCATATATGCGTAGCAATTTAATTGTTCTTCCCATTCTCTTTTATTTTTAAGTGTAGAGTATGCACCTGTTAATTTGTAATCTTGGATTGCCCATTGACCTTTAACCCATACATCGCCAGTATTTTTAAATGTTCTTATCTTCTTGGTCTCTTGAAACATTCTATCTGGCTGACCACTAACAGTCATACCATCTATTATCTTGAATAATCTAACCTCTTTCAGTGAGTTAATATCATCATCAGTGCGAGCAAGGGCTTCATGTACGGCACTCCCTATGAGACTTGGTAAAAGATTGTTAAGATCTTTACTCGTTTGTTTCTCGAAGTATCTCATGAGCAATGAGATCTGTAATGGATTGAGTAGCTCCGTCACAGAAACATTAACATCCCAGGGGTCTGCAATCTCACGAGACAATACACTCTCCTCTCTCTCTTGAGAATATCTCTCATGTAGACGAAGGAAGATGTCATCTATATTATGTCTGTTATTAATCTGCATTAAACCTCCTCAATAAAGTTCTTGCATATTATAATTATATATATATTATAATAAATCATAATACAAGGGGTATAATTAAATGAAGTTCACTATATATGGACAGCCTTGTTC